TGTCTCTGCTTCATAGGCAGCCTTGATTTCAGCGCCTGTTTGGTCTGCTGTCGCAGCGGTTTCAATTCCGTCCAACTTAGTAAACTGAGCATCTGTAAATGCGCTTGTTTCTGCCTCGTAAGCTGCCTTGATTTCAGCGCCTGTTTGGTCTGCTGTCGCACTTGCTTCAATTCCGTCCAACTTAGTAAACTGAGCATCAGTAAATGCGCTTGTCTCTGCTTCGTAGGCTGCTTTGATTTCAGCGCCTGTTTGGTCTGCTGTCGCACTTGCTTCGATACCGCCTAGTTTAGTAAACTGAGCGTCGGTGAATGCGCTTGTTTCTGCCTCGTAGGCAGCTTTGATTTCAGCGCCTGTTTGGTCTGCTGCCGCGCCTGCTTCAATGTTGTCTAGTTTTGTGCCATCTGTCGCTACGTCACGTCCGTCTACTGTGCCGGTAACTGTAATGTCACCAGTCGAATGTAGTCCATTTTTTACTACAAATTTCTTATCGTTTGCCATCGGTTCACTCTCCCCTGATTAAGCTGTTATGTATATTTATATAATATGATACATTATCTTTATGATAACATAACTGTTTCCGCAATCTTGTATTCTGTGCTGTTTGAGCTAGTTCCCGTGATTAATACTCTGACATTGCCAGTGTTTACATCAACGTTAAAGGAAGCTAGTGCCGCAATGCCGGTATAAACAATACCGTATTCAGTTGCGCTGGCAGTCGTGCCGTCATGTGTGATTAATAGTTCACTCATTTGTCTTTCACCACTCACCGTATCATATGCTTGTATAAGAATCTTGGCGGCACCATATATCGCCGTATCATATAATACAAGCGCGGTCTCATTAGTAGTAGCGATGACCGCAGAGCCACTATCCATTATGTAGCTTGTATCAATAGTCACGGAATCAACATTAATATTATCAGCGAGCGATAGCACTGCGGTATTGGCAATTTTGATTGCGCCGGATGTAGCGTCTACGTCAATGTCGATTCCTTCGCCACTAACAAGAGTGAGAACATCTCTAATACTACTTGCCGCTACTGTTCCCGTTTGTGCCCAAGTGAATCCAGCGTCCGTGTCTGATACCGTAAACTGACCAAAGTCTTTACTTTCGCCACCAAAAGAAAGACCTTCAAATATCTCAATTTCGTCACCAATTTCTGGTGCCACCGAGAATGTAAGTATTCCTGCGCTAAATGTATAATCCAATATTTCTTTTTGAAGAACACCATTCAGGAACATGACAGCAAAAGCTGCTGTTGTGTTGCCGGTGTCAAATACGGTTGTCGTATCATCGCCAGTGAAGGATGTACTTACATTATTAAATGCATTTTCTATACGAATCGCGTCACTAGCGGCATCTACATTAATGTTAATACCATATCCACTGACAAATTTCAATTCGCCTGTTGTATTATCTGCGGTCGCTGTTCCTGTTTCAGTCCATGTAAATCCAACGTCGGTGTCAGTTACAGTAAACTCATCAAATGCGTTTGTTGGCGCAGCATCACCAGAAATAGTGATAGTATTAGCATCAGTCCTAACAACAGTTACGTTATCTCCAGCAGCAATAAGAACATCGTCTACTACCGCGTCACTGCCAGATAATCTCAGATTGGCACCACCTGTTCCTGTTTCGGCACTAATACTATAAGTTGTATCGCTGCCGCCACCGGCTGGAATATTGACCAAGTTGCTCCAGTCAAGTTTCGCATCTATTTCGCCAGTTGTGCCACTAAACACTTCGTTTGTGTTTGTCGAATCTGGAATGAATGTAAACTTACCCGTGCTGTCGTCGAATCCGAAGAAGCCAACCTTGGCAGTCGTGTCAAAGTAATTGAACTCAATGCCGCGGTCTTTGTTGTCATCAGTGGTCGGAGCAGTATCACCGCCTAGTGTAAATATTGGATCATCAATAGTAACCGTTGTACTATTAACGGTAGTTGTAGTACCATTAACTGTAACATCGCCATCAACTCGTAATTTACCAGCAATTACAGTATCACCAGTTGCTCCAGCAATAGTTACTTCAGTGAGGGTGTCACCAAACTTAAAATCACCAGTTGCTCCAATTTGAAAACGTTGGGTGCCAGCAGTATAAAAGTCTAGTTGGTCATTATCTGTGCCAGCGCCTGCTTCAGCAACAATATATGTATCACCATCAACGTCTTTAACTCCACCAAGTGATCCCCAATTGGCTCCATCAAAACCTTCGAATGTAGCATCTGTTGTGTTATAGCGGATCATGCCTTGCGCATTTGGTGTTGGGCGTTGGGCAGTAGTGCCAACTGGAATAACTAGAGCACCAGATCCATCAATTATCATATTGTCAGTTATTACTGTTAAATTACCAGTGCCGTTTGGATCAAGTATAATATCGCCATTTATATTTGTCGTAGATATTGTATTTCCTTGGATTAAAAAGTTGCCAAGATTTAGTTCTTCAAAGTTACTACCAATTAAGCCAACATACCGTGCGCCAACGATATAAACTATTTTCCCGTTGATACCAGCTGGAAGATTGTCACCAATAAAGTTTAATACGCCACTCTGACAATCAAAGAACCATTCATCATTATTACCACTACCTGCTGGAAATAACTGTGTGCCAGTAGTTTGCGGAGCTGCTGCGGAGGCGTTATCAATATAAACTTTTACAAGATATGTTGATCCGAACTCGGCAGGAATCCAGTCTGTTAAATCTGTTTTCCACGTTCTATTAGGAGTAGCTGTTAAATCTGGAGAACATTCGATGGTCGAGTTACCAATGTCATCATAAAGCTCAACATACGCGGTTGATGCTCCTGGTCTGAGAGTAGGAATTTGGCCCGCATCTGTCCATATAGTGTCGCCTCGATTTAATAATGGACTAGCGATGCTTTCATTTGTAGCATTCTTTACACTCCCAACATCAGTCTTCGTTACGCCGTAACCTAACTTCTTAAAGAGAAAGTCAATCTTTTGTGTGTCATTAATTGCCATTATGTTATACTCAAGCCCGTTATTGTCTGATTCGTATCAAGTGCTATTCTTATTAGTGCCACATTGTTAGTCGCGTTTGTCATATTCTCTGTTCCGAGTGTCATACTGTATCCTCCTGTTAATGGAGTGCTTGCTGAAATAATATCTGCGCCTGTTACCGCACACCCATTACTGCCGTTGCCGCCGTTACCGGTATTAGCGCCAGGAACACCCGCGCCGTTATACTGAATGCCGCAATCTAGCCAGCCATTTATTGTACTCGAATCATCAATCGTGGTGCCGGGTGCTGCTATCCATACACCAGCAACTCCCGAGGCGCTTGTGATGTTAATAGTAAAGTTAGCAACAACTGTTCTGCGAAATGCGAATGTAAGATACTGTGTTCCAGTATCAGCACTTCTGTTTGGACCTACTGGAAGATAACCAGTACTGTAGTTGGTAACATTATGCTCTAACACGCCTAGTCTTATTGTTGCTTCTTTTGTGCCTACTACACCAGGATCAGCCGCTTCAGTATATACACTGTTTGTGTAGAAATTCGTTGCTCCAGGAATTGTAGGATTGTTTGTTGTATCAGCACTAAAGTCGAATACACGTACTGCGTCATCATTATAAGTTGCCCCTAGAGCATCACTTACAGCAATAGCTATTTCACTAATTCCACTTTGGGCAGACCTGTGTACTTGTATAATTTCTGATGGTGTTACATATGAACTTGAGTTATAGATATTGTGCATTCTGTGTCTAATATTTTCAACAGTTCTAACACTGCTGCTAGTAATGTTTACAGTTAAGTCACCAAGTGTATAAGGAGTTCCGTTACCAGTATTGGCATTTGGAATGCCGCCTGTTAAGAACGATGTGGCTCCATCAATTTGAGCGTATGTATAACTTTGATTACTAACCGAAGCTTGTGTTGTACCTTCTAAATTAGGACCGTGAGTAATACCGAGAACTTGTGTCATATTTCTGTATGCTTGTCCAATAAAGCGATCTACTGTTACACCACTTAGTGTAAGCGATGGGTTACCACTATTATAGTAAGGTATGCCCGAGATATATCTGTATGTTCCTGCGTTGTTTTCTGATACTGTACCTGCTGTAGCTATAGGCCCGCCAAAGATATCGTCTTTAACAAACTCAACTAAGTTAGTGTCACCTGTTGTACTATGACTAAGTTGAAAACTGTTAATACCTATTGCAATGTCTCCAGGATCAATACTTAGTTTTGCTTTAAATCCTGAATATAGTCCAGGATGGTATATACTATTATTAAAGCTAGTAGCACTGCCGTCCGCGTTTAATAAATTATAATCTTCTTCGTCTGTGATTACAAGATTACCATATGTACCAGCATCATTGCCACCAGTCAGTGTTCTTGATCCTGCTCCCAATCCGTTTATTTTGGCTTCAAGTGTTCCATTATTTGCGTCATACGCATATGTGCTCATATCTGAAGTTTCTAGTTGGAAAAATGGGGAAGATATATTGTTGTTTAGGTCAACATCGTCACCAGCTACTAAAGTTGTACCAGCTGTCAAATCTGTGGCTCCACTTGCTAGTCTTGGATTGGCTCCTTCATCGTTAGCAAACGCAATAGTTTTAGTGTTTAATCCGTCTGGAGTAGCAATGTTAGGATCATATACCTTAATCTGTTTTGTCAACGCTGTTGGGATAACTGCTGGGTCAGCAGTCGTATGTGAATCTAGTGTCAATGATGTCGTGTCTAATCCATTTCCAGTATTAGTGCCTGGTGCCCATGTGTGTTGTAATCTTGCTCCAGTTACGCCGCCTGCTACCGCATCATTCGCAACGGCATCATCAACGGATCCGTCTGCCCAATCAACACTGTAAGTAACATCCGCCATAAGCGTGTTTGTAGTGTTATTTTCTAGGTATAATGAATCGCCCTCAATAACATACAGATTGTTTCCAGTTAGCGCAGTGCCTGTTGCCAAGTCACGATACAAGTCGTAAGATGGTACTGGATCTGCTGTGTAGATAATAATATAGTTTGTTTGTGTAGATAATGCTTCACTGCCAGCACTTCCGACAGTTGCGCCATTATGATATGCTCTTACTATTACCGTAAAAGGACTATTTGCGATTGATGTATATGTGTGAGTTGGTGTGCTATCTGCTGTACCGTTTGTATTACTGCCATCACCCCAATCAATATCATAACGATTTGAATTTCCATCTACTGTTAAGTTAAGTGTTACTGTAGTTCCTTGTCCGCCACTAAGTGGTGCGCCAATAAATGATACACTACGTACAAATGTGTTGTTACGTACATTTTCTAATGATTCGTTTAATTCATCTAGTATGTCTACTACTTTATCCGTATCAGTAAATCCCAAGTATGCTCCATCAGTCCATGTACCGTCTGTTGGCGTACCAGCAGTTACTACTAGGCTATTCTCTGCGTATGTTTTTGTAAGTAAATCTTGATCAGCAATTGGCGTATACGTTGCCGCGGCTGTAATTTGACCAGTGTCTCCAATTACCATGCGTTCTGTGCCAGCAGTATAAAAATTTAATTCGTCATTGTCGTCGCCTGGTGTTGTCTCAGCACTGATGTATGTATCTTGGTCAACGTCTTTAACTCCACCAAGTGATCCCCAGGCTGTACCATCATAACCTTCAAAAGTAGTATCGTCACTGTTGTAACGCATCATGCCTTGCGCATTTGGTGTTGGGCGCTGAGCAACTGTGCCAACTGGCAATACAATGGCACCAGTACTACTGATAGTTACATTTCCAGAAACATCAAAATTACCAGTTAAATTTAATAAAGTACCATCGAATGTTAAGTTAGCACTATCTTCAATTGCTCCGTCTGTGCCAGCAAGTACAACTCTATTATCAGTTAGGTCACTAATAGTAGCACTTGTTAGTATTGTTTCGCCTGCGTCTAATGCGCCCGTATTAACTGCACCAGTTGCTGTAGTTACATCAAATGCTGTGCCTACTTGAAAAATGGTTCCGTTAAATTTAAAGTTTGCGTCATCTTCTAGCGCACCATCTGTGCCAGCAATAACAATGCGGTTATCAGTTAAGTCACTCACAATAGCGCTCGCTAATGTAGTTTTGCCAGTTACTCCGAGTGTGCCAGAGATTGTAGCATCATCGTCTATTTCAACAGTGCCGCCTGTACTATCTAGAACTAAATTTCCTGCTGTTGTATCAATCTCATTAGCTGCGGTTACTCCAAGGCGTATACTATTAATAGTAGCACTGCCTAGACCCATATTACCAAATATAGCATCTCCAGCTGTGCCACTAAACGCTTCGTTTGTGTTTATCGCATCTGGAATGAATGTAAATGCGTGTGCGCTATCATCATAACCAAAGAAGCCAGCTTTAGCAGTTGTATCAAAGTAATTGAACTCAATACCACGATCTTTGTTGTCGTCTAGAGTTGGGGCTGTGTCTCCGCCAAGTGTAAATATTGGATCATCGATAGTAACCGTTGTACTATTAACCGTGGTTGTAGTGCCATTAACTGTAACATCGCCATCAACTCGTAATTTACCAGCAATTACAGTATCACCAGTTGCGCCTTCAATAGTAAACTCAGTAAGATTATCACCAAATCCAAAGTCGCCAGTATTGCCGATTATCATGCGTTCTGTGCCAGCAGTGAAGAATCTTAATTCGTCGTTGTCGTCACCTGGTGTTGACTCAGCACTGATGTATGTATCTTGGTCACCGTCTTTAACGCCGCCAAGTGAACCCCAGGCTGTACCGTCGTAACCCTCAAATATGTTATCGGTTATGTTGAATCTTAATTGACCTGACAACGGAACAGTAGGTCGTTGTAATGTTGTGCCAGACGGAAGTTTTAATGCTCCCGGCGCATTAATAGTAATGTTTTCCAACACACTAATTTGGTCGGTTTGGTGATTGAAATTAATAGCCATTTAACACTGGTGTCCTTATTTATAGTATTTATTAAAGAAGTAACATTATTATATATTAGTAATAACCTTATATTATGTTAATCAATGATTACGCCGCCGCCATATGAAACTTTTACCGGATTCACAAAGGGTGTTTTGAATATTCTATTATGTCCACCCTGGATACTTTTTTGGTCAGACCACGAATCAGTTGGACCATCATATAATATCCCAGATGTAGCATTATTGTGAATAAATGTTTTCATTTGAGCGGGTGTCATGCCCGGATTAGCCTCTAATATCGTAGCAATCATGCCAGCCACATTAGGGGATGCCATACTGGTACCACTTATCTTCATTATCTTGTATGCGCTGTCGAGAGGACTATCAGCAGTCGAGACATTAGCGTCAGTTCCATCTGTTAAATCGCAACCGCCATTTTTGTCAGTACTTGCCACACTAGTGATGTACGTGCCAGGAGCATATATGTCAACGCCTGATCCACTACAGCTTGATTCTGCCTTGTGTTCTATACCGTTCTCGTATGTAGTATCTTGATTGCCCACACTAAATGCATCAGCACTATAAGGACTGGCTCCTCTATGATAAAATGATTGTCCAGAACCAAAATTAGCCGAGTTATTGTAATCCTGATCGCCTTCAGCAGAAATATAATAATAACTATTGCCAGCGGCAATACATACATGTACTCCTTCGTCGATTAATTCTTCTAGGTCAGTATCAACTGAACCAACACGCACGTTTATTTTTCTCGAAGATCCAAGGAAAGGAATAATTCCTGCGTTTGTCCAAACTTCAGTTGATGTACTAAAGCCAGGGTCGCCATATGTCCAAGGAGTTTCTCTATATATGCCAGACAATAAGCTACTTCTCGAACCACTGTATCCCCAACTCATATTAACAACCGTAGGACGCTT